GGGTGGAGCAAGAAGTTGACCAGTGTGATCCAAGTAACCGTCCCAATGACAATAGAGTTGGCCCACAGAGCCGTCAGCAAATTCAAGTGCGATAGTAGAACGTGTTGCCATTTTCAAGTGCTCCTTTAATCAATCAATACAAGTATTATATAACCAAACCGATTTATTGTCAACCTTTTTGTTTAACACAAAAGTAGTACTTTTTTATACAGTGAATCCTGCCAAACGCAATTGCAACAATGCACTATTACGGGTATTGGGTTCTACTTCAATTCTAACAGTATTGCCGCATAGCAAACTATCACACATATCCTTAGCTTCCTTTAGACCAAGCCTGCGTTTATCTACAGTACGTAATGTCTTAATCAATGTAACCTTGTTGGCATGTATATCAACTTTATGAATATTAATTATACTATTATACTCACCAGTCAACATAGCAAAAAAGATATGACCTTTGATGGAAGGGTCAAGTGTATCTGCCATAGTCTCCCACAACTTCATACCTTCATCACTACCGTAGGCTTCTGTGATGCTACGAATAAAGTTCATACCACTTTGTATGATATCTGTTTTGTGTTCTTCTGGAATCATTTTCTCAGTATATCAAAAATTTCATTTTGATGCAAGTTGGCTTCCTCGTTACTTACGTAAAAGTCAGTCAGTGGGTCATAGTACATACCCTCTTTTGTGTCATAATACAACACACGACCACTGGGGTAATGAAAGGGGCCCTCAAGACCTTTGCGAGGACCAAATTCTTTATTGTGTTGAAACACAACATATGCCATTACCATTCTCCTTTGATAATCATTGCAACCAACATTACAATGATAGGACTAAACACAATTGCCAGATTAATAATTATTTGATCGGTCATGATATTAATATGCGTTATAAATTACCATGTGATCGACACCGGGCACATTGCCAAGTGGGCGATAAATTTGTTGCTCACCGTCCCACTGATCCTGATCAAACAACTTATCGGCAGGGGTCACGGGCACGAAACGAACTTCCTTACCGGTATGATGACTTTTGACAAAGAAGGTGAGGGGCATACCAAAGTATTCAGACGCCAGTTTAAGAACCTTGCGATTCTTGTCATACTCACACAGAGACAAATCAACAACAGGATAAGACATGTTCAACTCCGTTTTGTCATTCAATACAAGTATTATATACCCAAATCCATTTATTGTCAACCTTAGTGCAGGTCAACTTGCACCTGACGGAAACCAAACGCACTAGTAACAAGACCAGTCGGTACGGGTTCACCGCGCATTTCAGCAACTCGACGGTCCATAGCCAGTTTATTCATTGCCGTCCAAACACTCGTCCGAGCATTGCGGGTAGCAAACTGATCCGACATTTGCTGGATCGTGATAACCATTCCAACTTCCTCACCACTTTCAGCCAAGAGGATGAAACGAAACCGTTGACTGTTTTTGAAACCTTCGATGATTGTTTTCCTACGCATTTGTTTGCTCCGTTGTTTAACTATCTAAGACTCTATTATATACCCAAATCCATTTATTGTCAACCTTTTACACCAAGTCAACTTGGACTTGTTTGTTGCGGATCGTAGTGCCTAGACCTGTTGGGACTGTCTCGTTTTTGCGCTTGGCCTCATAACGCAGGTATGACAATTTAATCATAGCATCCCAGCAAGTAGCCCTAGCGTTAACAGTAGCAAATTGCTCGGACATTTGCTTGATGGTCAAGTACATGCCGATATCGTTTTCGGATCCGTCACCCTTAAAAATTACACGGAATTTTTGTGAATTTTTGAAACCTTCGATGATAGTTTTTGTACGCATTTCAAGTCCTTTTCTTTACTGTCTAGATTCTATTGTAACAGAAACACCATTTATTGTCAAGTTTTGGTTATCGACAAACTCTTGGAATTCCATCAAGTTTTCCGCATCAGAGATGACATTGCTAAGGTTGATGGACATGTCAAAAGCCTCGTCAGCATCACCAAAAATTTCTTCAATCATATCCTGTGCTTCGTTAAGCAAAGATACCAATTCTTGGAGGTTTTCAAATTTAGTCATTTTAGGATCCAGTTGACAAGAAAAGAATTGTGGGGTCAATAGAGGACTGAGTAAAACCCTCAATGAATGAATGGTGATCGTCACCGCTATCGCGGATAAGTGCATTGGCCGCAACATACAATGCCGCCCAAGTAGCACCATTGATAGCAACCTCATGATCGCCGGAGCCATAAGCACGATATACCACTTTTGTCACACCTTCAAACGGATGACGGTCGCTAAGATTGTCAACCTCGTACATAGACCAAGTAGCACTCAAACCAAGTTCTTTACGGACGCTATCGTAATAGTCCATCTTAGTATCAAAAGCCTTGCTGTCCTGCTCGTAAGCACCTTCCAGACCCTTACGGATATCATTAGAGGCTTTAACCAATTTAATGTATAGATCCTTGCTCAGGATATCTTCCAATCTTCGCTTGACATAATCCAATTCACACAATGCATTGTGAATGGTCTTGAATTCATCGGCTGTCAGAGTGGGGTTGCAATTCATTTTGTGTTCCTTTTCTTTACTGTCTAAGATTCTATTATATACCCAAAGCCATTTATTGTCAAATTTTGGATATGTAGTACTAAGTATTACTTTTTATCGCAATACTCAAACAGGATCCACTTAGCACGGTTCAGACATTGACGGGCGTCCTCGGCTCGCATGTAGTCAATGTCACCGTATTCGGTGTTAATCATCTCTTGGGCATCGGACATGAGACTAGCGGCCATCATTGCAGGACCTGAATGACGTAAAGTAAGACTTTGTTCTACAGCCTCACGCATTTGGGCTTCTGTGCAACCATACATACGAATTTCACGTTTTTGTTGCATATCGTTACCGACTGCTACACGAATGTCAAAATCTACGTTACTCATTACTAGCTCCTTTTATCGATTCAATACATGTATTATAAACCCAAATCCATTTATTGTCAACCGTCAGTAGCTATGGGAATAGACCAAGAACGGTGTCAGGCCCTCCCCGTTCAACCGAATTTCCAGTCTTCGTTTGGCTATGTAGATGTATGTTTTTCCGTGTGTAGGATCGATCATAGGTAATGTCACGCTACGTTTTCCATCGATAGTCATTTGTGATAGAAAATCAATATCGGATATTGTGCTGGATTCCACCTTAAGTAAACAATAATATACTTTCCTAGTGGATTTTTCTCTGATGATACTAAGCAAATGTAAATTGTTAGTGCCCTTTATTTTGTCATCCATTGGATCGACAAACATTTGCTTTAATGCTAAAAAATCTTTGTTCTCAAACAATTTACTAAAACCATCGTTTTCTTGTTTGTTATTCTGTAAGAAACTGGCTTCTGTCGTTTGGCTGTCAGTAATCACCCCGATACTAATACCCTTAACATCTAGGTCTGCTATAGGTGCTTTAACATCTACTACGTTTTTTCCTGCCCCGCACCACTCAGAGTTAAGTATGCTATCAGCAACAGCATACTCCCATGTCTCTTTTGCTACCTGAATATCTCTGTTCTTGGCAACGAAAGGTGAATAGTATGACTGCATTTCTTGGGCAAATAATTGATTAAAGTTACTACCCAATATTGCATCATGCTCATTTACAGGTACGGGGATAAATTTAATCACTGGCGCTTTTCAACAATCTTGTCAATAAGTCCGTAGGCCAAAGCTTCCTCAGCACTCATAAACTTATCACGATCCATGTCACGTTCAAAATCTTCGTATGATTTGCCGGCTGAGTTATGCTTAACATAAATTTCAGTTAGACGTTTTTTCAAGTATGTGATTTCTTTGTAACTGATTTCAATGTCACTTTGCATACCACGTGCGCCACCACTTGGTTGGTGAATCATATGTCGTGCATTGGGCAACATAAATCGTTTGCCTGCACTGCCTGCTTGTGCAAGTAATGACCCCATTGAACAGGCTTGACCCATTACAATAGTGTGAATGTCAGGTTTAACAAATTGCATACAATCATATATTGCCATACCAGCAGTCACACTACCACCTGGGCTATTGATGTACATTGAGATATCTTTGTCGCTTTCACTTTCTAAGTAAAGCAATTGGGCAACGATAAGATTTGCCATTTGGTCATGCACTTCACCTTCAAGTAAAATAACACGGTCACGTAATAGGCGGCTGTAGATATCATAGCTACGCTCACCTTTTGCTGTTTGTTCAAGAACCATTGGGACTAGAGACATAAACTTCCTTTATATAAATGTTTCCACTATTATAACGGAAGTTTATGTCAAAGTCAATTGATTTTAGTGTTAATCGGTAACCTTGAAACTTAATCCTGCACCACCTGGATCTCCCGGAGAAATCTTAGTATGCAACGATACATTGCCATCAACTTTACCTGGCCACAATACTTTGGTAACAAGTTTGCCACCAATAATGCGTGAGAAGATTTGAACAAAGTTCTCATCTAATAGTTCTAACACAGTAGTTCTAAAGTTTTTAATGATACCTGCATTGATGGCACTCACCAAATCTTTAGTTACAACATATACTAACTTACCACCATCAGTACCTTTACTTGCTTGAATACTAGGAGCACTGATTAATGATAAGAACTTTTCTGGAATAGGTTCTGCGCCCTTTGTGCGAATGTTTTTCAATATTTGTTTCACATCTTCGCTGTAGAATGGAACTAAATTTTTATATTTGTCTGGCACTGATTCTGGATAATTATTTGCAATCCAATTAATACCTGCAAAGCCTTGCGCTGAAGTTGGACTAACTTGAATAATATGATTAATAAAATCGAGTCCGTTACCTTTTCTAATCTTCGATGCACGTTTGTCAACAGAAGTCTTTAAACCTCCTAGGCTAGGGGCGGCGCCAGATGCCGTACTACCCTTACCACCTTTGCTACTGATAACAATATTATGACCAGTTTCTGCATTTTGTACACCGTAACTGTCACCTAATGGAGAGTTCTGTTCTCCGGGAAAAATAATTGATAAATTTTCAAAATCATTTGCACGTAGAAAGTTTAAGAATGCGGCTTTTTTGGGAAAGTCAGCAACATCTTTGACCATTGCCAATACACCTAAATATTCACCTGCATCAATTGCGATTTTCTTTTGTACTGATTCCGCATACTGTTTAATAATAGGTACTTGATTATTATTCATTTCAGTTGCGGCTTGCTTGATTGCTTTACCCAACTCTCCTGCTTGGTCAAGTGTCTTATTAGACATGATAACCTCATACAATTGACCAGCTTTAATTTCTTGATGTTTGTCCAATGCAGCCTGAATTTCTTCATCAGTTGTCATTGTTATTTTATCAGCAGGCTTTGTGCCGGGTTTATTGATAGGATCAGCCGCAATACCAATACCTAATGGTTGTACATTAACGTCACTAGTAAACTGTCCACCTGCTGTTTGCAAATCTGCTTTTTCTAATTTGCTCAATGAAACAGGACCAACATCTTTCATATTGATGCTGATACTTGGTAGAGGGGCGTTAGGTTGTTTTTCTAACTGTTGTAATATTTGAGTAACGATAGGAGTAATTCTTTCAAATTCTCCATCTTCCGGGTAATACTTATTACCGGATTTATCTACGAACGGTGTCCCTGCTTCTAACTTTTTAAGAAAGTTTTGTGGTCTCCAGTTTAAGTGACGAGGGTCAAATAAGTTTCCTGGTGTAAGTGGGGCTTCAGTTAAAAATTCTAGTGCTCTCATAATAATATACCTATGAAGTATTTATCAATGTTAGCACTTAAAGAAGTTTTGATGTTTGAACCAACGTTTGCGGCCATGTGCGCTTTTTAATGAGATTCCATTCTTCTTTAATTTATCTCTGAATACAAAGAAGCTAGGACCATGACTCATAATAGGATCTTTTCCGATCTTTCTACGTTCTATACCCTGCACATCCCATTGATATTGATGGCACATTTCGTGTGCTAATACTGTAATAAGCCATTGCCGACAGTACCATTTGTCCATCATTCTAATCTTGCAGGAGCTTTTGTTTTTTGTGGGTGTTTCGTATGACCCATAGCACATTCCCCAATATTTACGGCATCGTGCCATAACTTCAATCTCTGGCATCTTTAATTTGTTGTCAAAAATTGTCTTATTAATTAGACGATAAAGCATTACAACTTCGTCACGGTCGGTCCTGTAACAAAGGCGTTTTTGGTATGCTATCGGAGGCAACTCCTCACGCATAAGTTCGGCAAGATTGGCTTTTCTGAACATCATGTATTTATGATACACTTAACTTTTGGAAACTTCATATACTTAAGGAAAAAATGTTTATGGTTCAAACCCGAGTAAATATATGTTTAGGAGATAGAAATGATAGACTTTATCAAGCGTTTATTTGGCTTTTCAGCTAAACCAGTCGAGGCGCCCGCCCCGTACAAAGTAGAAGCACCAAAAGCGGTTGAACCGGCAAAAGTGGAAACACCTGCCCCGGTTGCTGAAAAAGCACCAGCTAAGCCAAAAGCTCCGGCTCGCACAGCCGCCGCCCGAGGACCGGCTGCCCCAAAAGCTAAAGCACCTGCTAAGCCAAAGGCACCAAGAAAGCCAAAAATTAGCGTAGCAAAATAACTGATGACAACAATAGGGTTTGACGTAATCAGTGACTTAAATTTGTCACCCGAAAGTAGTTTTAATTGGGAAGGCAAAGCAACTAGTTTATACCTCATTATTGCAGGTAATATTAGTAGTGATTTACGCACAATTAGGCAAACTCTATTGCATCTGTCTAGGTTTTATCAGGGTATTTTCTATACCTTAGGTTCTACTGAATATCATCAAACGTCTGATATAGAAGCACGAACCAACGAAATTCATAAACTATGTCAAACCATAAAAAATGTTGCAGTGATGCACCATCATGTGGTAATTGTTGATGGCATTGCATTAGCTGGAGCAAATGGATGGTACGGAAATACTATACCATCTGATGCAACGACAGAAGCATTAATTGAACAACACAGGAATGAAGATATACTATATCTTAAAAATACGGTTGAACGATTACAAAAACACTTAGATGTTAAAAAAATTATATTAGTATCTAACTCTGTGCCTAGTGTAGATTTGTATTTTAAAGAACAACCGGAATCAGTAAAAAATCAACTAAGTTTGGGAATTACTTTAACATATGATACCGAAAGTAAAGTAACTAATTGGGTCTATGGCACATATGGAAAAGTAGTTGATACCACTATTAATGGTATCAACTACATCAACAATTCATATTACAATCGAAACCCTTATTGGGCTAAACGAATTGAAATAACTATTTAAACTTCAGCTTCAATCTTAACTTGAAGCGGGTAACCTTGGCTTCTAGCTTCTAGTGTAACTTCGATGCCTTTTTGCTCTGCAATTTCATAAGGTAGTACTGCAACCACAGCACTTCCTTGATGATGAATATTTTCACTAATAGAAGTAGCAGTATCCTGATTATAATTAAAATAATCAATTAAACTTCCCACAACAAATTCCAGACTTGTAACATCATCATTGAAATAAATGATTTTAAACAAGGGCGGCTCTCTTAAAGCGAGATTAGGTTTGATTTTTACTTTAGTATCAGTTTTGGACATAATTTTATTTAAGTTGTGTGCGAGTTACCCCGCACACTTATTTATTGAAATTCTATTATATCACTTAGTATAAGTAATTGCAATAGACTTGGGCTTTTGTTCTTCAGGAACTTCACGTTTTAAATGAACGTTGAGGATACCCAATTCTAAATTTGCATCCACTATCTCTACGTGGTCTGCAAGTTTGAATTCACGACGGAAGTCTCTGTTGCTAATACCTTTGTGTAGATAGTTTGGTATGATTTCTTCGCTATCAGATTGATATTCCTTCCCTTCAATAATCAAAAAGTTTTTGTCTTTTGTTATTGAAAGATTATCAAGACCAAATCCAGCTACAGCTACACTAATCATATACTCGTCCTCATTAATTTGGACTATGTTATATGGGGGATAGTTTGTGTTGGATTGTTGAGAATGAATTCTGTGCAATTCATCAAACATTGAATCGAAACCGATACCAAATTTATGAAGCGACGGAATGTCGAGGGAACGAAGGGTTAAAGTTTTTGTCATTTGTTTTCTCCTTTATTAAGCAAGATGACTATATGTAGACCCGATTATCGGCATCTACGTATGTATTTATTATACTACTAATACGCAATAAATTATAATATTTAGGTTAAAAAAGTTTCTTGGGTAGACTTTGGTCACGTAGATATTTTTGCCATCTACGTTTAGCTTGGCTTTTTGCTAGTTTGCGTTTAACAGTAGGTTTAACATATTGTTGACGGTCACGAACTTCTTGTAATAAATCCAGGTCGGATATCTTCTTTTTGAATTTGCGTAATGCTTTTTCAAAATTCCCGTCTTGTACAATAACTCGTCTTCCTTTAATACTCATAACATAATTTTTGGTTCTATAACTGCGTCCTGACTTATATTTATCACTTTTACGTTATTTTCCTTATACTTGTTGACATTAAACATATGTGGCATCAATACACGTTCAATTTCAGTATGTAATCCACGTGCTCCGGTCTTTAATTTCAAGCAATTATCTACAATTTGATTCAAAGCACCATCTTCAAAGTTCAATTCAATACCATCAATACTTAATAGATATTGATATTGCTTGATGTAATTGTTTTTAACGGAAGTTAATATTTGTTTTAACTCATCTTTCCCCAATTCACCAATGCTAACTGTAGTAGTAAAGCGGCCGATAAACTCAGGAATCATACCAAACTTAGTCAAATCGTCAGGAGTTACTTGGCTTAGTTCACCTTCTTTTTTATTTTCTTTAATATTTGCCCCAAATCCAATACTGGTACCGTTTTTACGATTAGAAATAATTTCTTTTAATCCAACAAATGCCCCACCTGCAATGAACAATATATTTTTTGTATTAATTTCTAGCATATCACCACCGGGATGTTTGCGTCCGCCACTAGCTGGAATACGACACACGGTGCCTTCAACTAATTTCAATAACGCCTGTTGAACACCCTCACCTGATACGTCACGGGTAATACTAGTACCCTCACTCTTACGTGCAATCTTATCAATTTCATCAACAAACACAATACCACGTTCTGCTAGTTTAGGATCTCCACCTGCGGCATTAACAAGCATACTAATCATTGATTCAACATCATCACCCACATACCCTGCTTCAGTTAAACTAGTAGCATCAGCAACAATGAAAGGTACATTTAAGTATTTTGCTACTGTTTTAGCTAATAGTGTTTTACCTGATCCAGTAGGCCCAATAATTAAGACATTACCTTTAGAAATTTCTAAGTCTTTTGGTGGATAGGTAATGCGTTTATAATGATTAGCAATAGCCACACTCAGTACTGTTTTAGCAGAATCTTGTCCAATTACATGCTCATCCAAGTACTCTTTAATTAAATGAGGGTCATTAATGGTGTTTTCTTTTACATTAGCCGATTCACTGGTTACAAGTTCATCAATAACTAATTGGTTGCATAATTCAATACAGTCACTACAAATAGCAACATCTTCGCTTACGATAAGTTTAGTAACTTTATCTTTGTGATTGCCACAAAAGGAACAATGGTTTAGTTTAGATTCAGAGGTCATACTTTAATTTATCGTTTTTATTTTCACTAATATTTTTTAACATTGATTGTATGGAACAACCGATACTTGTATGTTGCTTGCTCGTTGTATAACGTTATTATACTCTACTGGGATACGTAATTGCAATACCCCTTCTTCTTTAGTATTCCCGTATAACACCAGACTTCTAGGATTGCCAACTGAAAAATAAGTTTTGTTCACGTTAAAACATTGAGAAATTAAATTGTTAAAATTAATATCACTCATTGACAATTTTAACTTTACTTCTCTCCCGTATGTCATTGAGTCTTTAATTCTATCTAACAAAAGGATATCACTAAATTTATAATGCTTCTTTTCACCTAAAACAAAATCTTTGGGATTTTTACCTAGAATGATGACATTACTAGGTGCATGTTCTAGCATGCCATACTTACTATCTTCTACTAATGACATTAATTCATTAAAGGCAATGATATAATCATAGTTCCACTTTAACTTATATTGAACTGTTAGTATAGCATTGCGAAAAGAATCAACACCTATTTGATAAGGTGATTGCTCTACTATATAAGCATTGTTGGGATAGGATGATAAGACTGATTTGATTAATCTATCAGCTTTAAGTTTTTGGTCAATAAAGGTTTTGTAATTGGTAAATGCATTATCACCGTTGATAGTATTAATTGTAGTACCTGAATTTAATCGTTGATTGACAAGTTTACTATCAGCAACTAACACATCAACTGTTACTTTAACTGTTGATCCATATCTTTCTACTGAAATGATTTTGTAATCATTAACATAGCCGGCGCTGTACACAGAAATGTCATCACGTTTTAGATTGTTTATAGTAGATTCACGCTCACTAAGTACAACGGTACCTACACGAATCATTATTGCTTCACGAAATGCATTTTCTTTTGCAGTCTCAATGTTAGGCCCGTGCCCTACCACTCTAGTATAGTCACCAGCAAATGCATTTGTAAAGAATAAACAAACCGCTATTAACAGCAGTCTCATTTTTTAATTACCGAATTTTTTACGCAAAAGATTAGCAGTATTTTCGGAATCTTTATCCCAGCGAATCGTTACACTAACTTCTTGCCCACCAATAACTTCTTGTTTTACTACCCTGAATCCACGCAAAATGCCACTTGCATTAACACGAATAGATTCTTGTAATTGATATGCAGTATCATTGCTATTAGTGCGAATACTATGGCTTGAATCCTTTTCAGCATCAGTATCACTAATTGCTACCGTCTCGCCATTGACAGTAGATGATTTCATTCTATCACTTGCTTTCTCTACATTCTTGGCAAGTGTAGACTGAGTTCGGGTACTATTCAAGTCTTCTTGAATAAAATGACGAACACTAGCCCTAGCACGATCACCTGCACGAATCAACGCAGTACGGCGATTTGAATCAGTATTGCCGTTAGCACTAGCAGTTGCGGTAGCTTCGATTGAAGTCACATCACAATCACTTTTCCATGGCTTATACCAAACACAATCTGTTTCAATACGGATTGTATCATTTTTAAAAGAGGTTGAAAGTTTCTGATTGCGAATTGGTTCATGCTCATCAGATTTTTTACCAAAATTGCCGCAACCAGTTAAGGCTAGTACAGTTGCACAAACAATTAGTTTTTTCATTGGAAACTCCAGTTAGTTAATAATGTTATTATTATATACTAAACTGGAGTTTTGTTCAAGACTTTTTGGTCAAGTGTTCTTCAATTTGCTGTTTTTCGGAATCACTCAATAATTCAATATCATACTCACCATTGTCTATTTTAGTTATGAGATATTTTATATATTCTTGGTCATGTAAATAACTTTTGGATACATCCTTATTTACGATAATCCATCTAGTTCCATCAAACTTATACACACGGTTTGGCAATACATCTACCCGAACAAAAGAATCACCTTTTTCTGCTATTTTTGGGAATTCAGTTCCAAAACTAGTATTAGCTGATCTTGCGGAATCTGCTACTAATTTAAATACTTCGGGATGATTACCCATTAACACATCACGGTGCATGTGTTTACCTTCAAATGTTACATAACCACCTTCTAATTCTTTAAACGGTTTGGGAATAGTAACACCCTCAGTTACAACATCAATTGGCTTAGTTGAGTCAACTGTAAGTTCCGTTATTTCTGGAACTATCTTATTAGTTGACGTAACCATTGGCTTTAGATTTTTGAAATGGTCAAATCCTTTATTTAAGTAAGGATGTTGTTCTAATAAAGATTTTTCAGGTTCCGGTTTAATAACTTCCCAGTTTGCCCCCATTGTATTATCCATCACCTTACATGACTTATTGGGACAGAATGGACCTATACCGGGAGCATTGATTAACTCAGTACCACACAAATAACAGTTATTTGTAGGGTCACTACCTTTTGGTTCAAGCGATTTAAACGCTTCTTCCTCTTCTGTTGTTACCTCAAGATCATTAACATTTTGTTTTATTTGTTCAATTTGATTTTCTGTTAATGGTCCGTCATCTGGTTCATATGCCGGTTCTTCTTTATTAGGTTCTTCATCGTCCCATTCTCTGCTTGCATTTGCCGCAAGTACAAGTGCAATAGCTAATGGATCAAATACAATAACAAGTAAAATAATAACCCAACGAACTGCGGCTTCCAACATGTTCGCATCAGTATTGTCACCGTATATTAATGCGGCGATATACTTAATTGGCCCAACTTCTGCTTCGACTTTACGTACCTCGGCGGCAATAGGCGCACGTGCATCGTTAAGTTCCGCGATAGACTTTTGCGACTGTAGTATTTCATTTTGAAGTCGAGTACGCTCTTTCTGCTGGGACTTTCGCATAGCCACAGCTCTTTCGGCACCCGTTTCTGTTGTTGAGCGGCCCAGTACTTGGTCCACTCCCTCATCCATCTGTTTAAGTGCCTTACGGTTTGCTTCAATATTCCCTTTTTCGGTTTTGATTTTTTCATCATATATTGCCATCTTAGCTATTACGTCACCTGATTTCATACCTTGATCCATGTGTGCTTTGCTTAAGAAGCCAAAGATACCCATGCTGGTTAATAATGCCAATGCTATAACGGCGGGAACCAAGTATAGTTTTAGTAGCCATCCAGCACGATGCCAGTATTTACGTAGCCATACTGTAGTAGTAATCTTACCTATTTCTAGGATACTACCCATGATGATAACAGGAATAACTGCACCTGCAAAGATAGCAGTTAGACCTATGATACTATACCAGGCAGCTACTGAACTAAGTGACAGTGCTACTAATAATGTGAGGTTGGAAAAATTTAATATTCTATTTAACATCTATGTATTTAGTCTATTCTATGGGTGGATTATCTTCGAATAGATGGCCATACAATTCAAGGAAGGGTTCCATAGGCATAATTAACTTTTGAGGTATGCCACGACCTTGATGAGTAAAGTAAGTGACTGATGGGCCACCTCTTTGTTCATCAACCATTCTTACTTGAATGATTTCAATCTTATTACCATCTTCAAACGTATAGCTTAATCCGGGTATTAATTGTTCTGGTGTCATTTTGTATTATGATATACATCAAACTGTGACCACTGACCACGCCAGTTGTCATGTTCACTGTCCATACCATCATCACTTAATTCTTCACCGTCATATACTAATCGTGTAACTACACTTGTGCCCTGAATATCCCAGTTAAGTGCTTTAAGTTTCTTAGGTTCAAACACACCCTCAATAGTAGTTTGAATACAAGATCCTTTACCACCTTGTGTCCACATCAACCAGTAACCTTTACCAAGATATTCTGGATATAGTTCTTCTTGTTCTTCGGTAGTATCATATAGACTATCTTCTTCACCATGTGCTTCGCCAAAGAATGATTCCAAATCACCATCATATATTGTTTCACCTTCACTATTTTCAATAGTCATGTGTGTATCATCTTGGTCAAAACCCCAGAACGAAATCTTATCTTGGTACTCGTAATAAGCAGAATCAAATCTTGCCGCTTTGGGAGTACCATTCTCATCATAGTCATAGTTCTCATTAAGAGCATCACTCAAATCATCTTCGTGTTCTTCACTACTCCAATGGTCGTATTGTTGTTTCTTAATCTTATGTACACCAATCTCACGGGTGCGACCCCAGATACGAATTGTATATGTATCTTCAGGATAACTTTCTTTTAATGAATCATCATCCGCAGTCAATGTTTCAAACTCTGCTTTGAGTTCTTCTAATGCTCGTTCCAATTCAACCTCATCAACCGGTTCTTCATCTGTCGGCCGATCTTCCATCATAACCCAACCTTCATGGCAATCAGGACAGTAGTAACCACTCTCTTTGATTTCAGGTAGTTCACTTTCTTTGTGCATTGCACCACAACTGAAACAAGGAACTTCTTCCTCAGCATCACTGGCTTCTTTAGCCCAACGTGCAGAACGTTCTGCACTTTCTTTTTCTGATATGACACCAGCTTCTGTTAGTTCTGTATCACTCTCACAGTAAGGACAAACTTTTCTAGGATCATCAATTTCGGTTCCATCTTTATCCATCCAAGACCATTCAGCGTCATAGCTTTGACCAGTCCACTTGCACTTAGTGCATTTGTGAGTATGCGGTGGAGGTTCAGGTTCACTATGCCAACTATCCTCATCACCTAGTTCGTATGTAACATCGTAACCACCTTTGCGGTCAGTCCAACAATCATCATATTGAAACTCCCATTCAATCTCTACGTCATTCTCATAGGCATCATTAATAACATCTTCATAATCATATGTGCCATCAGCAATACCATCTAGTATTACTTTAATCTCATCTTCTTCCTTGTCGGGATAAATCTCACTCAATAGTGCTTCATCAAGTTCAATAGCATATTGTCTATCATGTTGATGCCATTCATGTTTAACGATTGTTACCATAATATGGTCCTTTCAAAAATTAAGGAATAAGGGAGAGAATCTCCCCTATTTTTATTACCTGCTCATCATCAATGCATTGAAGTTACTTGGAACAACAATAGTCTGCACCTTGCCGTTCTTAATACCTTCAGAAATATTCATCATGGCCTGCGCTTGCATGTAAGCAATACTTTGAGCACCTTGATTACTCAATGCTTGCATACGTTCAGCTTCCATCTTTGCTGTCTTAACTTCAACTTCTTTTTGTTTCAATTCATTCTTAGCACGAACCAACTCATTTGCACTAGCAACAACTGAATCTGCAGGTACAATATTTCGAATCAATACCTGTCCAATAATTAAACTACCGTCAAGTTTTTCATCAGCTAGTGACTTTTGAACTTGTTCTTTAATTGCCTGTTCCATAGCCTGGCGATTGTCTGCCATATCCAGTGCTTCATACTTACGTGCTTCTTTGTAGATAGCATTACGTGTGGCTTGAACAATATAGTTGTACATCAAGTAAATATCACCGTTATGCCGAGCGTGGAATGCTTGACTCTTAGTTGAGTACAATTCAGCAACCTGTGCTTGATTGATGTTATAGATAACCACAGCATCAAAGTCTTTCATGGTGCTGTTATCTTTAGCAACTGGAGTCATATCATCCAGTTTAACATTAACGTCTTTGATTGGAAATGTAAGAACGTCACCAATAAAGGTTTGATTAAATGAGCCGGGTAAGAGTTCACCACTTTGCACTTGTTTATCAAAACCAACACGTACACCAACCTCACCAGTCTCAATGCGAGTACATGCACTAACCAGTGCAACTGCGGTGAGAACAAAACCAATTTTAATAGAGCGAATCATTTTAGATAATACCTTTTACAAAAAGAAAAAAACAAAAAACAAACCCAAGTATAAAATACAAAGGTCTAATAAGAAAGTCAGGAAACATATTATAGTCCTTAAAAAATAACAACGATTGAAATTAATATCGCAATCGTCAGTAGTGAACATAGTATACTATAACCTACTATTTTTGTCAATGCCAATGCATCTTTACCGGACATATTTCTGATAGTTTTGATGCCCAAAAAGAATAGTGCAAAAATAACAATGAATGCAAATACTACTTTAATCATTTGTCATCCCTAAATCTAACAAATCGAGGAAAACGTAAACTGTATGTTCCATCTTGGTTCTGTGTAATCACATCACACAGGACTTCAGCAGTACGACCAATGACCAAATTACGGTTAGTCCAATAGTCATCTCTATCAGTATCACTAAAGCCACTACCCACATTGACTGTAATTTCTTTCCCGTCGTCAACTCCATGACAAACAAGTGCTCCAAGTCTTCCCAAATTTCTACCAGTTCCTTCTTCAACACCTACTACCTCCAAGTCTACTGTAATCGTAGGTTTCCATTTCATCCAATCTGTACTACGCTTACAGATATATGGTGCTTCTAATTCTTTAATCATAATGCCCTCAAACCCTGCGTTCACATTATCGTTGGCATAGCGTTCAAGTTGATCCTTACCTGCGGCCGTATCAAGGTCAACCATGATGTTCGGAAGCAATTCGACATTAGGCATAGTATCAATGATCGGTCGCATGTCATCTAAGATTTTGATGCGCTTTTCAAGTTGAGCATTCCAATGACCTTCACGGAAAGCATCTAGAGGTAAAATGTCAAACACATTATAGACACTATCTTCTGCTCGTACATCAGTCTTGCGGCGGGCTTGTCGCATTAGTTCTTGGAAACTATTACCAATCACTTCACCATCAAGTACAAATCCCATACTCAAGTTTGACGTTGCGGCCTTGCGAACCATCTTGACCCAATTATCACGCACTTGTTTTTCAATGTCAATGAAGTTATCAAACTGTTTGCCATTGCGACTAAAACAGATAATAGTCACATCACCAAAATCGCTTGGGATGACCATCATCAACATGCGAACACCGTCTAACTTAGGTTCAAGACGTTTGATGCCTTTCATCTCAGGACGACCTTCACTGTTGGTCGCTAATTGACAACCAAAGATTGGAATTTCATAATCTGTTTTCTTACAAATTTTATTGATTGTTTTGTCGCTAATGCCTGCACGTAAGTCTCTACGCAATACAGGTGCTAAGAATGTATTCCATTCGTCACTATCAAAACGTTCAGCCATACTTTGAATAGCATCACGTGCGGCATGACCAGTCAATCTACGTTGACTAAGTTGTAACATCAACTCATTAAATTCTTCCCAGGGATTTTCTGCGTTAGTGATCCCTACCAGTTCTGGTATTTGACGAACACCAAATGTTACATACGGGTTATAACAGGCTTTAGTGAATGAGAGGAAATTAATAGCATTTGTGCTACCAAGGACACTTGCCTCTAATGCTTGTTTGATTACGTCTTCCTTGTGAAGGCGGCTGTCTGATTCATTTAGTTTACGAATCCACGATGCTGACATGAAAATTCCTTAAGTTAATAATATGTTATATTATATCACACTGCTGTTTTATCGTCAATATCTTCGGGTACGTTTTTCCGTTTCCTACATTCCTTAAGAACTTCGGCTGGAACATGTTGGTATTCTTTAATTACACTACATTTATATTCAATGGTAACATCATCGGAGTTATCATATTCATAATATTCTGTTTCATTTCCCAACCAAAAGTATATTGCTAATATTGATAATATTATTATAATTACATCTTTAAACAATTTGTGGAACATACTACACCTAGTAGCATATTTAGTTAGTGATTATGTTACCTTAATATAAGTGTGGTTCAACTATACGTTCATCTTTTAGAATCAACATAACTTCTTCCTTGCTGGTGAAGATCAAGCGATGTTCTTCTAAAATACTTCTACGTTGTTCTTCATCAATACTAGACCAAAGCAGAATCTGTTTATGACTGCCACGTGCTACTTTCGGTACTGTGCTGTCAATCCAACCTACCAAGGCTTTGTACGCTTCTATAGTATTACTAGGATGACTACGTGAGATTGCCTTGGCAAAATCATTAGCCAGTATTGCTTCAAAACAACTACCTGGCCTAAATCCCCAGACTAGATAGTTATAGAAAGGTTCAACAAACTCTTTGGGAACTTCCCAACGTGCAAATGTTTGCAACATTTTGTTTTTACTGTATTTTGTTAAGTTCATTCTTCAACTCCGAAATGTTTCTTAATCCTGTCTTTGATAACTTCGGAAACATTGCCGTTGATACTATCTTCACGACTATACCAAACCTGTTCCATACATTCCCACACAATCAACTCGGCAAATTTTTCCTTATCAAAAAACTCACGATAATGAGTGATTCCAGTATCTGGATTAACAATTTCTATAGTATCCGTAGCTTGCTCTATAAGTTGTCGAATTCGGTCGTTCATACGATTCCTATTCTTCACAAATTCATCATATTTTTCTTTGGTGCCAATAGAGTAACCACCATCACCTGCGTGAATGTCTCCACCTGCTTTAATATTTTTGTTCATTTTACTACTCTATATTCTGATTTAGGATATGTTTCAATCAGCCATTCTAATAAATCTTCACTATATGGCAACTTAATTGAATGATATTTATTTGTAATATACATTACCAACTACTGTTGTAAAATACTTTCAATCCCAAAAACACTTCCGCCTTAGCGTTGTCTACAAACTCTAGGTCTTGTTCATAATAACGATTATCTGCTGGTTTACCAAAAAAGAAACCTTGAGTATCCGGGAGTTGACCACGGAGAATAGCTCGTTCAAGCTCATCCAAATCATCCCATGTCAGTTCCAATTCAATGCCATTGAATATTTCTTTAGGGCCTGCACCGGGTTTGCCTTTGCGTTCCCATAGTTGTTCCATCCAACCATGCAAGTTAGGATGCTTACGCCAATAAGCAATCTCCAATGGCTTACTGATAGGAGAGGTAAAATCTTTTATAGTCTCATCCCATTCAGCCTTTTCATGGAATTCATCATACTGACCTTTTCTGCTGGCAACATAAGCATACATATCTAGTCCCATTTTATCCTCCACCTGTTTACGTTTAAATTTCACTTTGCTTGTTCGATGGTTACTTCTTTAACCTTGTCTACGCCTTTATCAGCCATTCTAGCGATGCCACTAAAGCCAACCGTTGATACAACAATACCAAGAATAAAACCAATAATTAATTTACTCATCACTCATCTCCTCAATTCCAAAATGTATTAACAAATCCTTACCTAACAATGGACCATGTTCCCATACACTACGGGCATAACGGTCACACTCTCGTACAATCAGTTCTGCAAACTTTTCACTATCAAACCGATCTACCATATAACTGTTAAACGCAGTAGTACCACGCATTTCACGGAAGATACATTGTGACTTCAATTTCTGAATCAATTCTGTATTCATTCTTCAACTCCGAAATGTTCTTTCAATTCTTCACCTAAGTCTTGTAGCAGCCTAGTATGGATATCGTAGATATCTTCCCATTTGGCTGAATGACCTGGAACCAAATCATAAGTTGTAATCTTGTCAATACATTCCCTAACAATCAACTCGGCGAACTTTGTATCTCTTGTTTGTTTGATTTTGCCTTCCCAAGTCAATCCATCAAACTGACCCATATAATAATGAACAGTTTGTTCAGCATATTCATCAGCCTGTAGAGCCAGTTGTCGAATTCGTTCGTTCATACAATAACCTTTACACGATTAAGTTGGGTAGTGTTATCTCGGTGTGCTTTAACAGTACCATAAATATCATATATCTTACCAATTGGTAATTCACTTTTGTAAGCAAAGAACACTACTTGGTCATCACTAGTGATGCCGGTAACATAGTGTGTGCCCCATTTCATTGAGAATACAGATTTCAATACTTCAATAGTAGTTGAAACTTTATCACCAACTGAACCCACAAATCCACCGCTAGCAAAATTAACACGTTGGTCTGCTGTTTGACGTTTCATACCACGCTCATAGCAACTTGGCAAACTAGCAATAACCGCAACATCATAACTACCAGTAATAACATCACGATTGGCAAGCAACATTGCGGTGTTGTCAAATTCATTCAATCGTTTGCCTTGCAAGATTTTGAAAGTGAATGCCTGATAAAATGCACGAACTTTTTTACCTTGCTCCATATCTTCTTCGGTAATCAAGCTAGGGTCAACCATGAAACTTTCGACCAGTTGACGATTGGACAATTTGTTCTCTGTCTTGTCAGCCTCTGTCAACACACTCAGTTTAACATAGGCACCGTTAATGCGTTGTGCCTGACATGCCGCACCCCAGACGTTTTCAGCAGGGATATTGAGAACGGGTTTTTGATAGCGAGCCATGATTACTCCTTAAACAAAATCAAAAGCATATTCAAAGGGGGTTTTAGAAACACGTACTTTACCAAAACCGTAGTCTTTGCTCAGTTTGTGAAACACTGAACGGGCCTGACTTTCTTCACACATAACAAACAAAGTACCATATTCAAACGCGGCAGATTTGTCATCACCGATAACACTAGCAACCTTAGCGAGAACGTCTTTTTCGAGACCCATTTTTAACTCCTGTTGTTTGACTGAATAAGACTCTATTATATACCCAAAGTGATTTATTGTCAAGCCTTGTAGGTAAAATAATTGCGGATTTTGCTTTGACGGTTTGTGTGACTTTCGTTAAATTTAATCTCATAGCCACGATTACGGAGAGCAACCAGCAATACAGACAAATCACAGTCCTCTTCCAAGAATGCATTGGAACCATTCATGTAACTATAAGTACTAATTTTGTCAGCAATACCGAGACTGACCAATTTTGCTTTGGGAAAACGTGCCCAAGCATGTCCGGGGTCTGCAAACACTTTGATAGAGATTTTCTTAGCCATTTTGTAGTCCTTTAATCAAGTCAATACAAGTATTATATACCCAAATCCAATTACTGTCAACCTTTACATTGACCAGTAAGATTCGGAACTTGGTGAACAAAAGTAAGGGGTGTCATAACGTTCTTGGAATGACTTACCTGCCATCAAGTTTTTGCGGGTAACAAAGGTTTCGAACACTTCAACAACAAAACCCAACCTACGCTTACCGTCTGCAACGGCATTAATGTAGTCTACTGTTACTGGTGCAAAATCTTGCTTTGAAACCAAACGCTTACCTTCTTTGGTACGCTTGTCAGTTTTGTAAATTTCCAATGTGTATTCTGTGAGTGCTGACATTTCGTTTCCTTTTCTTTACTGTTTAAGATTCTATTATAGCACAATACCCATTTATTGTCAATTTTTGGAGAACCAATGTTTGACTACATTCTCAGCAGGTTTTCCTCGAATAGATTGCGACAAGTTGGGAAAGCCTTCTTGCCCGGGTACTAACGTATCAGTATGCCAATAACTAGTACTAAAGTTAATACCATATGTTTTAATTAATGTTTGTTCTTTAATAGCCTGAAATGCACCTTCAATAGCTAATGCTTGAATACTAAAATCGGTTATATAATTCATTTGTTTGGCACATTCAGGATTACCCCAACTTACAGGGGCACCATCGCCACCTTCTTTAATACAAAATCCATCTTCTACCCAACCTTCACTCAATGCTTTATCTCTGCTCTGAATATTAAAATCCCAGATAACCGGAATACTTTTTAAATCTAATCCAGTAGCCATAGAAAGTTCTAATGCTTTTCCTAATATATTATCTAAATATCGGCTTTTTAACAAACTGACAGATATATTAATATCATCATTTCTAGACCAATTACTAGGAGTTAATGGAATAATAATACCATCGACCTTTTCAACAATTCTCTTATCAAAAAATACAGGCGATGCTCCCATAAATAATTTACCATTAAAATGTTGTCGCACATCATTAATGATTGATAAAAATTCTAAGGTGGCAGATTCTTTATATTTGTTAGTTACTGGAAAATGAAATGCATTCCAATGTACGGTTAATATATTCAAACCATTACTACCACCAAACTTAGCTAAATCTACAATAATATTATGCCATCCCCGCAATACTTTTAACATTTCCGCTTCTGACATATCATAACTTGAATTTATAGTATTACCTTTACTATCAGTTGGCCATAATTGCCAAATAATATTTACTTTAATGTTTCTACTATTAGCCTCTTTAATAAACCAGATCAATTCACTTTCTGGTATTTGCCATGTAGATTTATCTACTACCCAAGTAGTAGCATTAAAATCAACTACCGGGCCATATTGATATACTTCAACATAATCTACGTTTAATAGTTTTAATCTGTCTAGTGTTTTTTGATATAGTAATCTGGAATGTTCATCTTGAGTGCAATTTGTATTTGCCAGATTAAATCTAGGATGATAATCTTTAAGACCAATACCTCTTAGAATAGTATTATCAAATTTTGATAATGGTGTGGGTATTGAATTAGTGCCATAATATGATTGTGGAACTGTATTTGAATTTACAGCAAGGGTACACGTTGATTTTACTGATACTGCCTGCGAACTATCGCCAGTACTGGTGCCACCACCGCCCCCACAACCGGATAGAACAATAGATAGTATGAGTATAAATTTTTTCATACCCTTATTGTAACACTATTTGGAATTTATGTCAAATTGAGGATTGCTTTTTAAGCCACAGATAACTGTCTGTGGATTTTTCTTTTGCTTTATAGTAATCATCCATCCATGGAGAAAGTAATATTTTTTGTTTCTCAACTTCTTTTAAGAAAAAATTCTTAATTTGTTGATCCATAACTTTTTCTGTAATTTCTTCTATCCTAATTATAGCCTGATTTGGACTATCTACAATTAATTCTAACGGCAATTCGTGTCGCATACATTTTGAATCTTTACAATATAATTCTAAATCTTCATAGATACCGTTTAAAGGAGCAAACATTCCTATGTGTTTATAACTGTTCACTACGTGCGCCGCCCAATCACTCATGCTGATATCATCTGGGGTTGACGGTGTGCCTGGACCCACATAGTGAGTAAGCCAATGATTAAAGTTTTCTTTATTACCTAAATTATAATTGTATAATATATCTTCAACGTATCTAGAGGTCATTACCCATGCGAACATATCGTATTGATATGTTATTAATATTGCTGTATCATTGTCATTGGGTTTATCTAAAGAGCCGTAATACGAATTGTATCCCATCATATTAAAAATAGTTGATACTAGTGGTCTGCTTCCGCCCGGTCTTCCTAAAATATGATATTTCATAAAATTATTTATAGCCGTAAAGGAAGGCTCACAAAGAGCCTTCATGTTAAGAATTACTTCTTAGATTGTGTTTGACCTTGATTTACAAAGCCGTACATTTTTTCAGCAGTTTCAAGGACCTTATCTAGACCTGGAAACTCAGGCATACCAACTGTTGTTACTAGTTGACCTGTTTTCTCATCACGTTTTGCTGTTAGTTCCCAACCTTGAAATTTCATTTGATATTCTTGTTGAACAACATCTTTAGCCATAGCTAAAATATCTGTACGTAGTTCGTAGCCATTTTTGTTAAATTTAACTTCTGGCAATTTTGGTGTAAAGTCTGTCATTTTATTTCCTTAAAAAAGTGTATGTGTGTTAATTATAGTTTGTTTTGACTGGGATGTCAACCGGTTTTGGTAATGTACCATGATTAACCCATTCCCAATCTTCGTCAGTCATAGGTTGCCATTGATTCATTTCATTTTACTCGCTTTGTAGTCTTTGATAGATTGTATTGCCTCTAGTAGGCTGTTAAAAAGTTGTTTAAGTGTGTTCATAGAAATCTCCAATCAGATTGTTTGCGATGGAACTCGTATGTTAATCGTTCAATGTCACCTACATCTTGTGGATTTCGGCCGACTATATATTTTTCCAACTCAGTTCCGTAGGTGTCTGTAGAGAAACCTAGGAACGCTATTAGCATTCCTAAAAGTTTCATAATTACTTAGCCTTAGCTTTTTTAGCGTTGAAAGCAGGAACCATTGCTTTATACTGGTCAGCTAATTGTGTGTAGAATTCTTTGCTACTAAAAATCATACCCATAGCCATCATAGATTGCATTCCTGCATCTGCGGCTGCTTTTGTGTATTTTGATTGTGCATCAACAAAACCGTTTAATGCTGTTTTGATGCCATCGTGTTGAACTGTTTGTTCTACGAATTTCTTTTTGAAGTCTGAAACGCCGTCAATAAAGGCGTAAGTTGCTGTGTTAAACATTTTATATCTCCTATGTGTGTGTTTAAAAATTGAGTTTTTATGAAGAACTCATAACTTCATGTATATTTATGCCGTCTGATAGATTTCTCTATATTTTGACATAGCCATTTCTCTGGCCAGAAACAATCTTAACTTGACATAATCAGTTAATTCCACATCATTATCTAAAGAAGTTTTAATCTTTAATATGATACGACGGGAATTAACTAATATATCCTCATCATCAACTAGAACCTTATTGGGATCGAAACCCCAGATTCTAATTGCAGTGAGCCTATATGGATTACTTCTTAGGAGCTTCGGCTTTTTTATCGTCAGCTTTTGCTGGCGCTGGACTAGCAGGCTTTGCTTCACTTTTAGTGGCATCAGCTTTTTTGTCTTCTTTCTTCTTAGCTAATTTCATTTCTTCTTTTGGTGCTTCTGCTTTAGCAGGTGCAGCCGGCGCTGTTGCTTTAGCTGGAGCAGGAGCAGCCGCGGCTGGCTTGGCTTCTTCCTTTTTAGCAGGAGCAGCCGCGGCTGGCTTGGCTTCTTCCTTTTTAGCAGGAGCTTGAGCAAAAGCGGTGCCAACTGCAACAGCGGCAAATAGAGCGATAAGTTGTTTCATTTTGATTTCCTTTATGTTAATGAAAGTAGAACAACATTTTTTGTGTCTACATATATATAACGCGGCAGCTATGTATTCCGTTGACATAAATACATATTATGTTATATATATCTTACCAGGGTATCTTTGATAGCCAAAATTTTGAAGATGCTAATACCCCAGCACAAATAGGAAAAGCATTCAACGCCGGATATTCCTGCATGGTAGATGTTTGGAGAGTAGATGGAAAACTATATTTGGGTAGTTTTGAACCAACTACTGAAGTGACCGAAAAATATCTACAAGGTGTACGTTTTTGGATCAACGCTAGAAATACAGACATGCAAACTTGGTTAACTACTCAACCGAGTAAATTATATCCTAATTACTTTTGGTTTCCCGATGCTACTGAGAGTACCCCAGTTACTACAAGTAGTGGGAAACTAATCACTCCGGGTACTGTTGCTATAAACAATACTAGTATTATCTTTCTTCCCGAAATAGATGACCGTAGTTTGTTTAGTACTGTGCAATTAAAATGCTATGGTGTATGTAGCACTTATCTAACTCTCATTAAACGTATGCGTAATGAAGGTAGATGGTATTAACCACCGCGACCGCTTCTACGAACAACCGTTGCACCACCGTTACCCTTAGTTGGTTTAGGTCCTTGTGATTTAGGAGCTTTACCTAATCCAGGATGCTTACTATCTTTCTTAGCGGCATTAGCTAAATTAATAAACGGATTTTTACTTTTCTTTTCTTCTGTCATTTTCTTGCCTTTACTGATTCTAAATAACTGTGTATATCCCCATATAATTGTATCATCATAGCAATTTTACTGTCATACAATCTTATGTATGCCTCTTTTTCTTTTAATTCATTTTTATTGACACCAAAGTAATATGGACATTTAATCTTCTTACTACAATCAACTATAAACTTATGCCAATTGTCCTGAGTAATTTTTAATGGGAGATTAAAGAATTCTATTTGTGCGTGACGAAAACTTAAATCACCAATGGCAGATAATCGTAGTCCCTCACTGGATCTAGTGAACCACCATTCGTTAATTATTTTATCTATAGGTTGATCTGTGGGCGGCAACTGTTTAAGTACAGCCTCAGTGATACGTTGCTTATTTGATTTGCTATCACTCATTGGGGTACACAATAGTACCATTATTCATAAACACGACAGTAAATTTATCAGATTTAAATTGTGCGTTTAATTTTCTACATAAGTTTCTTGCGTGACCGGGATTACTAAAACTTGTCTTCTTATACTTGGGTGTAGCCTCGTTATCTAAGTAATGTTGTGATTTTAGATTAATTGGTTGTCCATCATAGAATACAGCCCAGATGCCACTTGCTTCAACAATCTGATCGCACTTGTATGTTACTTTATCTACTAATTCTAGTAAGACTTTTGGTTGTGTTCTACTCATTTAAATGTTCCCCCGGTTACTTGAACTTGAATTACCTCATTCGGGGAATCCTTTTTCATTTCATAGTGGTCTGCTAATAGCTTAGATAATTCATCACGTAGGCCTCTAGCGTCAGATACTGGAATAACCACATCCTTACCTTGGCGCCCCTCAATTAACGATACTCTCTCAATAAACCGCTTAATTTGAATCATTAGATATTTATCAAGTCTTTTGCTTCATCTTCTGTTTTAAATGGACCAACGTAGTCATAACGCTGAATAAAGATATATTTAGGGCAAAATTCTATAGTAGGTTCACTACCCTGACTAACAATATACCATCCTGCGGCATAATAACACTTACTTTTTGGTGTCTTTGTAAACAAGTGAATCTTACGTTTGATATCTAAGATAGAATTATATACCTTTTTAGTTGTTGGGTATTCACTGAAAGGAATATCTTTTTTAACTTTTTCTTTCTTAACCTTCTGGAATTCAATTTTAGTTTGCTTCTCAATAGCATTTGTATTTTTAAAATGAGTTTTGTTACCATTCAGTTTAACTTCAAACCCGGAACCATCAGCTAATACGTTACCGACTTTTTCGTTTCCGTCTGTTACTATCCAGAACTGGTTCTGTACTACTGGTTTTGCAATTAGTATTTTATTAGTCATAATTTTTTTCTTTTCTTTGTTGAAGGCTCGTCATCAAAATTAGTTAATCTTGTTACGCCCTTATGTGTACATACTAACACATTTGTGTATCTATTGTCAATCTTTAATGGTAAATCTAGATGGATATGTAATTCGGGTCCACGCTGTTCACTTATAACAGTGTCATTACCCACACTACCAATCCATCTGATTTTTCCGTGCATTCCGGTTACCCTAGCCATAAACTCATATTTGGGCTTGTACCGATGTTTATCAAAGTAATCAGCTAGGTTCATGTTGTTCTTTAGTTAATTCACACACTAAAAGAAAATGTTCGAATGCTTTTTTAGCGGCTGGATTTGACATCAATTTATTAGCCTCTTCCATCATAGCCTTTACGCCTGCTTCCGCAATGTCTCGGGTGCTTGCCCCTTGCAAGGTGCAAAGCTCTTCACCAAACTCTTTAGCCAAGTTCTGCCAAGCCTTAAGTTGACTCTTAGTTAGTGGTGTTCGTTGTGGACTTAGTTCGCTTGCTTTGTGAATAGCACTGCTAATAGCATCCTCAGCTACACGCCCTGCGGCAATCATAGCCGCATAGTTGGGATCAATATTGTACCGACGGCTTTGTCCCCCTGGGTAGCACATCACAATGTGATTACCTTTGGGAAAAGCATCCATCATGGTTTGGTCGTATTCGTACACTGGTACGTATCTACGACCTACCTTTTCATAAAATATTTTTTTCATAATTGAAACTTTTTCAAGTAAGTTTTGGCTATAGACAAATCTTTTATTGCATCATAATCAATCATTTCAATGAGCAACAACATTTTAAGACGATGCGCCATTACACGTTTTTTACGACTAAGGCTCATTAACCAATCTTCCATATCGTCAGACGATTGGATATTCCACATTATTTCAAGCATTTTAACTTCTGCTGAGGTTAATCCATTGATAATGTATTCTCGTCCTTCATCATTCATATTATTCTCCTAGTTTTTCCCACATATATTCAGAATCTTTCATGTATGCTATGGGTTTGAGCCAACCATTGTTAATAGCTTCTATAATCATAAATTTATATTGACTCGGACATTTGTTACTAATCTCAAACCCTGCACGTGGTGCCATAGTGATGCCATTAACAATATGAAAGTCTGGATCATCTTTCCTAATCGTTTTGATAATTTTGTCAGGGAATGAGTAGTTCATTCTTCAATACTCCAATGTTCCATTAACGCTTGATATGCAGTAGGCCTGATTTAATTCTACGCCATACAATTTCGAATGTAGTTGGCTTCAACATAACTTCCCAACCCTTAGGGATATGCTCGGGGAAGAGACTTGACTTACCGTTGCTGTGTTTGTATAGTTTCATTCTTTTACCTGTTGAGAATAATAGTAGTGACAGTCATTTCGGTTACCATACCAATCTCCGGCCATGCCACCTAAGTATTGTATAGCACATCTAGCACGTTCTTCACTATTGGGACACATACTCACAACCCATGGTGTTGTTTTCCTGGCATGAATATACTGTTTGAGATAGTGTATACTTTGTTCACGTGCCCACATTATCAACTCCGAAATGTTTCATAAGAGCCTGATATCCGTTTGGACTGGCAGTGGCTTTACTAACAACATCCATACATTCTCGCACGATTGTCTCGGCAAAAAATGATAACTCTTTGTTAGTCACTTCTCTATTGTCGTAGGCAATATACAATCCGCAGTCATCTGCAATCTGTTTAATTCGTTCGTTCACGATCCAACTCCGAAATGTTCTTTAATTAGACTTGCCGCAAGGTCTTCATCAAATGGAAAGGGTTCACCCTTCCACTTTAATAGAACATCAGCACATTCCTGCACAATCAATTCGGTGAACTTTTCAGCGTGTTCTACACCCATCCATTTACCACTAGTATCAGTACCGGCATGTTTCATTAGTTCTTTAATTATTTCATTCATACTAAACTTCCCATGTAAGGACTATTCAACCATTTCGCATATGTTTCTGCTTGTTCACTAATCTTAGTCAACTCATATTTGCCACAGAATCGCATAAAGTGAATACCAACTTGAGGGGTAGTAGTTGTACGAACACCCTCAATGATACTAGCATCAACCTTGTCTTTGATATCCTGAGGTTGTGCAGTCAAATCAATTAGTATACGATTACGTTCATAATCCTCACGTACACGATGTTCTACTCCATTATGGTCTAGCCAGCGTTGAAGTAGTAGATTGTTCCACTGGTAGCCCTGTTTTTCTCTATCAGCATATGCTTCCATCAAGCCAACTTTATTCTTGCTACCTTTCTCACGCACACCAGGATAAGCACTAAACACATTGTCAGTACCATCACCCCGCATACATTTTTTAAATAGCAAATATTGTGGATCTTCTAGTAGCTTGGGTTCTTTAGTTTTCTTATCTTTGACAATCTTACCCTTGTCATCAAAGTAACCATCTAACGTAATCAGTTGATTAGCTACCCCATTATATTGTTTTACATTTTCGGTAATCAATTGCACATAGTCGCTATCGCTACTGATAATAAAATGTTCATCATCGGGATGCAAGTGAATGAAACGTGCAATTAAGTCATCAGCCTCAGCCTCAGCATGACGAAGGACACTAACATTAGTTTTCTCACGTAAAAAATTTGTAAATACTTCATACGTCTCCCAGAACATTTTATTTTCTTCAATCTCGGCTTCTGTTTGTGATAGTGTATCAACAATGCGATTTTTCTTGTATGGCTCGTAGAAACTTTTGCGCCAGCTACGACCCTCTAAACAAAACACAACGTGATCCACACCAAACTTGCGAACAATTTGATTAGTACTTGCCAATGTCAAGTGTAGGGCCATGCCGATCTTTTCCCATGTATCACTATTACGTGATGCAATGTGACGGGCACGGAAGAATGTATTTGCTGTGTCAATGAGTGCGTATTTCATGTGTCTATTATATACTACTATTTAGATGTTGTCAACCGAGTTGTTCCAAAAACAAATCAGGATTCTCATTGATTGTTTTAAAGATATCCGGATTATCAAGGGTGTATGGTAAGAATTTATCCCTGATACGTTTGATAGGTAATGGGTAGCCCAAAATACGATCCTCAACAGTATCAATCAAATCCTCAATTGAAATGTCATATTTTGGATCTATCCATTCTAATTTACGGGTACGTGTGTTAGTAAAGTTTAATCGTTTATTACTATATACCTGTTTGATATATTTTTCTAATTGATTGATATGGAGATTTTCTCCATAATACAATTTTGAAAATTGTTGTTTTGCCGCACTAGGATTACAATAACCATCAACTAATCGTTTAGACAAATGAATAGTAATTCCAAATCCTAGTGTGTCATTGTGACTTGTTTTAATAACATAGAACCATTTCATGGTAACTTTGCCTTAATTTCATCAGAAAGAAAATCAGTAACATCGTACCCATCTTGTGCGTGAGCCATAATAACTCCGGGAACAATATGTGTGCCACCTGCTTTTTTGTAAATCTTTAGTACGATTGCCAATGCAACTGTTTTATCAGGACTTTTTTCATACTTAACTGTTTGCAGTGAATACTTTTTATATGCTTCAGTAGTAGCTTCCTTTAATCCATTTGGATTTACAAAAACTTCTTTTACTGTAGCATTAAAATCACGGAGAAATTCAGTGAATGCTTTAGTATCAGTACGTATTCCAGATTTAGTTTTAGTACAATGTTCATACAGTCCACCAAACAAACCAAATTCAGCATTGTCAACTTTCTCGCTTGACCAATATTTTGCGTGATTTGCACATAAGAAGCGCCATGCCTCAGCAGTCATCTTATTCATACCACTAATGTGAGTTACTGCGTTTGGTTCTTCTGATTGAGAATGATTTTTAGGTAATGTAGTAATACCATATTCTTCTGCAATAGCCTGCAATTCTTCTGCTTTGAGAGAATCTGGATCAGTATCACTATCTAAACGAACACATAATGTATTAACTGCATGAGTATCATATTCTTCAATTGGTTTCTTACCTTCACCATTGATATATAGGAAGTGTTTACGTGCAAAACTTAGGCTATCACTTTCTACATACATCACATCAACCTTAACGCTCAACCAATCTTTTGACTCAATGATTTTACCATTAAGTTTCAATCTACCTGCTAGTGCTAATCCAGCAATAACTGCAAGAGTGTGTTGGCCATCAGTAACGTGAAAATAATCTTCGTTAGGTAATTTTACAGCAAAAATGGGATTAAGTCTGCGCTCATCAAATACTCCCGGGGCCGAAATGTCAGCACAGTGTCCACCATCTAACAACCGTTGAATGTCCTCGTCACTAAGTAACAGACGCAATTCAATTTGGTCATGCTTAGGACGCTTGTTAAGTTCAAAATAAATATTGTTTGCAGTATAGTGTGCAATGTTGTCATGCCATCCTGTATTGGAAGGATCATTCAATTCTTTTGCTAATCCAACAACATCCTTAACCTTAAAGGTATTCTTCTCACGTTTGAGTTTATTGTCGATTGGGACAAGTTTGCGTTTTTGACTATTGTTTTTCCATTTATAGAAATAAGCCATTTGTTTACCCCTTAAGAGTTGTTGAAAGAAATAGTATTATACAGTTAAATGGAATATATGTCAACTTTATTCGTTAAGATTTTGGGTAAATTAGCTTACCTCAGTACGGCCATCGCCCAAATCTTTAGCACGGACCACACGCATTTCACTAGCCATTGTACGATTCTCTGGATCAGCTTGTTGCTGTTCATAGAGTTCTAGTGCGACATTGCGGCATACTGTTTGAAACCAACGTTCAACAATCATTGTATCAGTATCATCCTCACGAATCTTAAATCCAGATTTGATTAAGTTCAATACAAACTTATCGTTCCAATCTAATTCAAATGCACCTGTATTAATATCGTATGGATCTAGTTCCATTTTAAGAATATTAACATAGGGCATGCCTTCCATTGTAGCTTTTTCTTTTTCTGAAAGAGGTGTATCTTCCTTCTTCTTTTTAGGCTGTCGTGGTTTCTTTTGCTGTACAGGCTTTACAGGTTCTGGCTTTTTAAATAAGTTTTTTATTTTGTCAAACATTTATATCTCTCTAATAATTTAAAGCTGGCAAGATTCTTTGCCTTCGATTCACACATCATATCAAATTTATCAATGAATGTCAATGCCCAATCGTTCACAGCTTCGTTCCAATAGTAATCACTATGTGCCCGAAGTTTTTGCTTACTGTATCCAGATTCAATCAACGCACCATGATCGGGTAACTGTGATCCGGAATGCCCGACAAGTACATCTTCACGGCTGACGGAGTAATGTAAAGTAGGCCTAATACCGCGCCAACTATCAATAACCTTTTTAACGTTGTCATCATTGGGGGAAATATATTCTCCCTCACGAATCCAATTGTGATGTATGTCCATGACCGTAGGTACGAGGTCAGATAATGATAAGCAGTCAGTAAGTCCATGTGTGTATTCCTCATTCTCTAGTGTTAGTGTGTTTCTCGCTTCTGGCGACAATCTGTTGTACACATCCCTGATGCCTTGTGGGCCTTTACGTCCCGAGATATGTACATTTACTTTGAAGTCTTGAAACTCTTTGCCATAGCCCATCCAACGAACCATGTCACAATGATATTCAAATTCTTCAATACTCTTATTTACTACTTCTTCACGGTCGCTTGCTAAAACTACAAACTGGTCAGGGTGAAAACTAAGACGAACATCATTGGCACGTGCTGTTTCCCCGATCGGGGCAAACCATCGAGCCAAGCTGTTTTGTACATCACTACTTTGCCAAAAGCCTTTATATTCATCTAGTGTGTAAAAACTCAGCATATCGCTAGTAAGACGCAACATACGTAATTGTGGTTCTAGTGTAGCGACACGTTTAACTAGTGCATGTGTATTCATAATATTGCGTTTTGCAACATCCATAATCTTTTCTTCTACTACATTACGACTATTACGCTTTGCCCAAGCATGAGTTGTGCCGCCAGTGTTAAGACCTTCGGCTGAAGCAATTTCACCTTTCTTGTTGATTTCTGCCCATTTGCAAGCAAAGCCGATACGTTTGACTGATTGATTTGTGTACATAAAAGCCCAAAGTGATAAATAATATATACAGTGTAGCACAACTACGCAATAAAGTCAACTATTTACGGATACCATTATGAGAATAACAGAAATTTTAACAGAAGCCGCAAATCCAGCACAACAAGCCGCTATTGCTATTAGCAAAAAAGAGAAAGTATCTGAGGGTCAACCAGTTGGATTTACTCCGGAAATTATTTCTATTTTGAAAAAACAAGGCTACAAAGGTCCATACAAGTTACAATCATTAAGAAAATGGTACAAAGAGTTGAATGGATATCAAAACCTTGATGGTAATAATGATATTATGGTTCAAGGCAATGATATTGAATTTGATGGTTGGATAACCCCATGGGGAAATGAATTTTTAACCGGTGCAGAAAATCAATCAGGTCCAATATCTGTTAAAAAATTATTAAGTCAAGGTGTGGCGGAAGGCGAGAATTGGTCAAAGCACAATAACAAACGTGTAGGTGGGATGAGTAAAAAATCTGTAAGTAGTTATCGCCGTAGTCATCCTGGTAGCAAGATTCAAACAGCAGTTACTAAAAAGCCAAGCAAGATTAAAAAGGGTAGCAAGGACGCAAAGCGCCGTGCTAGTTTTTGCGCTAGAATGCGCGGTATGAAGAAACATCGTACAAGTGCTAAAACAGCACGTGATCCAAACAGCAATATTAATAAGAGTTTACGTAGATGGCATTGTGAATCTATTGAGCAAATGCAAGAATTAGTAATGCTAGCAGAACAATTTATTAGGAACCACAAGAAATGAATTTCAAAGAACTATTCGAAGGCGTAGAGCCAAAAATGCCTGGAGCACCTAGTGGCATCCAAATTATGACACCTCAGCAATTCGTTACTAAAGCGGGTGATATGCCCGATGAAGAATCAGAAGAAGGTATGACGGAAGAGCAACTTGACGAAATTAATTGGAAAAAAGCAGCCGCAACAGGTGCAATGGCATTAGGTGCAATGGGTGCGTTAGGGTCAGCTGGCTCTGCACACGCAAGAGTTAGTCTTGGTGCTGATGGCCAAATGTCACCTAGTGCCGCACAACAAATGGCTCAACAAGGATTTCAAGCCAGTGCAGAAAAATCTGGTGGTCAGATGCCAAATCAAAATGTTGATACAGCAGAAAAAGTAGAACGAAGCGACACTGGTATAGTTGTGCACCATGGAGGCAAAGAATATAAAGGTATGCTGGTACCTAAAGATGGCCCAACGCCGCGCGGCGCAAAAATGATAAAAATTCAACAGGCTCAAATGGGTGAGAGGGGTATAGGAAATTATACTACGTATCTATTACCCAACGGTACTGCGTATATTTATAAATTGGCTAGTCAAAGTGCAAATGAAGGTGTGGCGGAAGGCTTAGATAGAATTCGCAAACTATCTGGCTTAGAAGACGCAACTAAACTGCCAGCAAGTAGCCGTGAGTTTGGTGGCGATGAGTTCCAAG